CCCAGCCAATGGGCTACGGCAAAGGCCAAGATTGAAACCACAACGACCAATCCCGAAGGGGAGAGCGTTACGACTTGGGATGCCTCCAAAGTTATCGCGGTGGTAGAGTTAGGCCACCTTTGCACACAATGGGGAACGGATGCCGAAGGCAACCGCGTTTGTGAGGTAGAGTCACCGATGTATGCCGTTGACATCCTATGGGTTGACCAACCCGCCACCACATCATTCGCATCGTATGTTGTATGGCCCGAACCTTGTGGCGTTCACATCTTCGCGGGATGGGCCGAGCAGTATGCTTTGGACTATTGTGCGGCGAACCCAAGTGCAGCCTATTGTCAACCTCCCACGCCTCCTATTGAGTGATGACAAGAACTGAATCAGTAGGGGCTACCTTTCTCTCAACAATTATTAGTTGGGTGACCATTGACATCAACCCTTTGTTGTCGGGTGTTGCTTCGGTGTTCGCCATTGTGTTATCTGCCTTCCTCATCTACAAGACCTACCTTGAGATTAAGATTCGCAAAAACCAACTCAAATGAATTGGATTAAGAATCTATTGAGCGAAGGCGATGCCGTAAGTTCAAAGCGTTTTATTGGATTGATTGGTGCTTTGACTCTTTTGGTGATGCTGGTGGTTAATTCCTTCAGCCCTCAAACGATTGGCCCTTCTGATGGATTGGTGAATGCCGTTTTGGTTTTGACTCTTGGTTGCTTCGGCTTTACCTCTTTGGATAAGTTCGCAAAAAAGTAATGGCTAAACTTCAAACGGCTACCTCGTATATCTCAAAGAGCAAGAAGCGAGGCAAACACTCCAAACAAGAGAGTGCTAACAAGGCAAGTAAGAATTACAAGAAGCAATACAAGGGGCAAGGGAGATGATAATGGTTTCCAAGAACTTCAGCCTTGCTGAATTGACCAAAACCAATACGGGCCTTTTAAACGCACTTCCCGAACATTTGTATAGCAACCTCCAAGCGTTGGTAGATAATGTCTTACAACCAGCGAGAGATGCTTTAGGGCCTATCCAAGTAACAAGTGCCTACCGCAGCCCCGAAGTCAATGTCAAGATTGGAGGTTCAAAGACCTCACAACATTGTTTGGCTCAAGCGGCTGACCTCAAGTTCAAGGGAGGCAACGATGTTCTCTTTAATTGGCTCAAGGATAATACCGACTTTGACCAACTCATTTGGGAGTTTGGCACGGATGATGCTCCGAGTTGGGTTCACATTTCCTATTCACCGCGACACCGCAAACAAATCCTAAAAGCAGTAAAGCAAAATGGCAGAACCAAATACCTCAACTTTTGATGAATGGCTTAATGATTTGGAAGAAATTCCTACGAACCCCGCTTGTAGCATTGATAATCCCGATTGCGACTCTTGCGGTAGTTAGTGGATGCGGTATTGCGAAGCCTACCCAAGAGAGTGTAGTTGTCAAGGACACGGTAGTTGTAACAAAGGAGAGGATTCTTCACGACACTCTAACGATTCAAAAGGACACCATCCTCTACCAAGACCGCGTAAAGGTAGAAATTAGGTACTTGGAAGGAGAGACAATGGTCGTTACTGCCGAATGTCCGAGCGATACTGTTACCATCACTCAAGTGAAGATTGTTCAGTCAAAAGCCCCAAAGTCAAAGTTCAGTTGGGAAGGCATTGTTGGTTGGACTATTGCTATATTGATGCTATTAGTTATTATAAGAACAATAGTTAATAAGGTTATTGGATAGTTATAGTTATAGTTATTAGTTTAGTTGTTTAATTAGTAACTATGACTAAAGCAGAAAAGAGAATACATTGGAGGAAGATAGAGGAGGGTGAAATACCCGATGACTTTCAAAATCCATTTTTATCTCATTTTGGTTTTATGGATTATCCTTTGGATGAATACCAAGAGCGAACGCGACAAAAACTAAAACGCTATCACGGCTATGAATGAACATCAAGGTTGGCACTTTATTTATTGGGATGAAAACCCTAACTTCGCAAACAATGAGCAAGAAGACTCCAAAGTATTACATAGGTAAATACAAGCAGATTGAGGCTTTTGATGTTGTGTTGGACTTCCAAGAGGACAACTACAACTTGGGTACGGCCATCACCTACCTCCTACGGGCGGGTAAGAAGCCCAACAACCCAATGGGTCAAGACATCAAGAAAGCCATCGCTCATCTGCAAAGGGAATTGGAACACCAAACGCACAAGTCCGCTAACCACTTTGAATACTTTGAATTTCACAATGCATCAGCAAACCCCAAATCCGATGGAATGGCATTACTATACAAACAAAGCGACACGGCGCAAGATTGACAACTTGTTGAAGGAAGCGGCGATGTTGTTCGCCAACTGCGAACCGAACTATGAAAGCCGCCAACAAGCCCTTCAGCAGGAAAAAGTCATCCTCGCTAAAATCCACGAACTTGACCCTCATTTTGCCGAACGATGCGGTCATCAAAGTTGAAGTAGGGAAGGTTCCCTCACTCAACGCCTTTTACGCTTCCAAACATTGGATAATGCGCAAGAAGGCCAAAGACAAGTTCAAGGCCGAGATACTTGAACAACTCAACCAATACGATAAGATTCAATTAGCACAAGTAACCGTCCGATTGGAAACCAATCTTGGTTACGATATAGATAACTGCATAATGGCCGTTAAGTTTGGTATGGATGCCTTTAAAGAATGGGGCGGCATAGCAGACGATACCAAGAAGTACTTCCCGAAGTTGACAATTATTTACAATAATCAACTTCCCAAAAACACCTCACAACTTTATTTTACGGGACTTTTGGTTGAGTAAATAATTTTTTTTAACATTGTTGTGTTCTTAAATATCAACACACAATGAACTACAACCTCTCTCCCCAATCCTACGAGTCCATCATTGCGATGCAAGAGGCTCGTATTGAAGCAATGCAAAAACGCATTGATGCCCTTGAGGCAGTAAGTAATCCCGTATTAAATGCGGAGTTAGCCACGCAAGACTTCATCTTTAACAAGTTGTTCCGATGACCGACAATTCATACATCCAATGGCTTGAAGAACGAGTGGTTCGCCTTGAATGCGAATTGGCAGAAGCCAAAAAGAACCACGAACAACACATTCTCAACAACATCGCCTTTTTAAATAATTTAACTCAATCCCTTAATAATGCCTAAAATCGTAAGCCTCCAAGACACGGGTCGTATGTGGAAGGAATTTCACATCCTCGAAGTACAATTTGACAACAATGATGGCGGAAGCGTCCTCGCCAAGTCAACAAGCCCCGCCTATAAAGTGGGCGATGATGTCCAATACACCAAGAACGAACGCGGTGGCGTTAAGATTCAACGCGACTTCCAACCAACGGCTTCTGCCCCCTCCTATGCCGCCAAGCAAAGCAACGGCAGCAAGGACGAGCAGATTGCCCGTAGCGTTGTGTTCAAAGGTGCAGTTGACCTCGTAGGTGCGGGAGTCATTGAACTGAAGGACATCGCAAAGTTTGTGTCCGAGTTCACGCCAATCGTACTTGGTGAAGCAACCGAGCAAGCAACCTCCTACGCTCAACACTTTGAAGAATCCCCCTTCTGAAAATAAATAAAAATAATCCCCACTTCGGTGGGGTTTTTTTTTTAACATTGCTCAATGCTAACACATCCATCACTTATCAAAAGCGGAGATATATTTGACTATCTCCAAAAGGCACGGAAGGGTAAGATACCCGAAGCCTCCAAGTTTGGTCATACGGAGTTTGATGACTACCTACGCTTCAAGCGCGGGAACTTCATAGTCGTTACGGGCCACGCCAATGTAGGCAAGACCCATACGATGCTTTATATGATGCTTTTGCATACGCTGAACAACGGAACGAAGTGGTTAGTATATTCCTCCGAGAATGATGTGCGGAGCATTCAGCGCAAGTTAATTGAGTTCCTTTGCGGACGGCAGATACAATACATTGATGATATTCAATTTGCCCGTAAGTATGACTATGTTCAAGCCCACTTCCAATTCATTGACAATGAGCAGTTGTTTGATGTGTTTGGTTTGCTTGATACGATGGGCGAGATATACGAGGAGTTCAAGTTTGACGGCGTATTGATTGACCCGTACAATTCATTGACCATCAATCAAAAGAAGATGGGCAAGGTTTCCACCCACGACTACCACTACGAAGCCACAAGCAACATTCGCGTCTTCTGCAAGAAGTTTGATGCAACCGTTATTGTCAATACCCACCCCGCAACGGAAGCCCTACGCAAAGTCCACTACAAGGGCCACCGCTATGAGGGCCACCCCATCCCCCCGATGGCGAGTGATGTGGAAGGTGGCGGCAAGTTTGTCAATAGGGCTGATGAGTTCATCGTCATACACCGCTACACCCAACACGAGATTGATTGGATTTATACCGATATTCACATTCGCAAGGTGAAGGAGTTGGAAACGGGCGGAAGGCCCACGCCTCTTGACCACCCGATTCGTATTGAATCAATGAAATATAACATCGGGTACATAATGGGATATAAAAACTTTATTTTAGCCGAACAACCAAAACCGAAAGAGGATGTTCCCTTCTGACCCCACATTCAACGAACTCCACATCAGAGAAAAGCAGATGCTTCTTGGGGCTATCCTCATTTGGTTGAATGATTGCGCTCACTACGCAGAAACAACCCAAGAGCAGAACGATATAATCAACAAGATTATTGACCTTGTGGAGGTGGATAGGGTGATGAACTACTTTATAGATTACGAACGCAGCGTCAATCGCTTCTTGAGTGAAGCCCGATTGGAGAACTCTAAACTAAAACTTGAGAACCAAGAGATGAAGCAAACCATTGACAAACTACAAAATGCCCTTGACAATGCAGCCGAGAACCTTTAAGAACTTCCAACCTAATGACCACTTACGCTCCGCCAAAGGAGAGGTATTTGAAGTCACGGAACGCCTCACCTACTATTGCAAAGGTTGTACTTGCAGGAATCCGTGCGAATCCTTCAAGCAAAAAACAATGCTCACCCTAAAAAGTCAACGGGGGGTATGGGAGATGTCGCTCAAGGAAGTGAACGACAAGTACATCAACAACCAAATTGACGAAGTAACATACATACGAGGACAATGGAAATAAGTGAACTTATTGCCGCAAAGGAGATATTCTTTCGCCACAACCAAATAAAAGATGACAACTCAAGGAAGCGTGAATTGGTGTATGCCCGTTCCGCTTTTGCTATGGCCTTTCGCTCCGTAGCAGGTCCTTCAATAATGGGCAAGGTGCTTGGCCGCGACCACGCATCGGTGGTTCATTACGGAAAAACGCACCCCACGCTAATAAATTACAAGGACTACAAAGAACTATACAATGCCGCCGTTGATTTGCGGGAGAGCCTTTTCAAACGGGAGGACTTGCCCACGATGACCCATTCGGACCTCGTTCGTATAATCAAAAATTTAAGAAACGAATTACGCCTTGAACAAGAAAAGGTAAAAGAGTTATATATTTACAAGGACAAGTTTTTCAAACTAAAAGAACTACTATGACCTTCCGCATCTCGCCCCTCGTTGGAATTATGTTTGGAGTTAACTATCTTGATTGGGGGGAAGATGGATATGAGGACATTGGCCATCGCTACGAATTTCAAATCGCCATTGGCGTATTTATTGTACAAGTTATTTGGTGATACTTGAACTATTAGCCAAGCGCAATGATGAGTGGATTCGGATGGCGATGTCGTTCGGAGCAGACCGCGACGCGGCTCAAGATTTGGTTCAAGATATGTACATACGGATGTACAAATATGTGGATAATCCCGAACGGATTATGTATAACGAGGACGAGGTGAATACTTACTTCGTCTTTGTTGTTTTACGAAACTTGTTTATCACAAGCCAAAAGGGGGTCAAGTTTGAATCCATTGATATGGCTGATGTAGATGACTCACACGATGAGCCGAACTATGAGATGGAAGCAACCCACAACAACCTATTGGACGAATTGTGGGAGGAGGTAGAATCGTGGCATTGGTACGATACCAAACTATTTAAGTTGTACCACAATACGGATATGACCATCAAGAAGATAAGCGAAGAAACAAAAATCAGCGAACGTTCAATTTGGAATACATTAGACAATGGAAGAAAAAGAATCCAAACCAATCGCAAAGAAGCCTACGAAGCGTGGAAGGCCGCGCAAAAAGGCTGAAGGGTTAGGCGATACTATTGAGCAGATAACCACCGCTACGGGCATCAAGGCGGCGGTAGATTGGTTCTCCGACCAAACGGGTATTGACTGCGGGTGCGATGCGCGTAAACAAAAACTAAACGCTATCTTCCGTTACCGCAAACCCGAATGCTTGACGAAGGCGGAGTATGAAACGCTTGGGGGCTTGTTGTCCAAGAACGTCATCAGAACCGCCGAACAAAAAGAAATAAATATAATCTATAATAGAATCTTTAATACGCGCGTAGAACCTACGAATTGCGGCTCGTGCCTCAAGGGAAGGATAGACGAGTTGAGGAAGGTGTACAATACTTATGACGGAACGCCAACTATTTGAGTTTGTAAAAACAATGCTCCGCGACCTCAAGATGTCGGAGTATAAGTTCTCCAAGTATGATTGCTATTCGGAAACATACAAGATGGATATTGAACTTAAATGTCGGCGTAGCCATTACGATGACCTTTTGATTGAATGGGCCAAGTACGATGCACTGATGCAACGGGCCATCAAGTTCGGAACCCGCCCCGTGTATATAAATTCAACACCCATTGGCGTATGGGTATTCTACTTGGATGACCAAGAGATACGATGGGAAGATAGGGAGATGCCCCGCACAACGGACTTCTCCAACAACGAGAAGATTTCCAAGAAGGTCGGTTACTTAAATATCAATAACGGAAAAAAGATAAAGTAATGCCCCTACCTATTCCAAGTGGCGAAAGCCAACAAGAGTTCATCAGCCGTTGTATGAGTGAACTTGCCTCCGAGTTCCCCGACCAAGAGCAACGCCTCGCCGTTTGCTATACGCAATGGAGAGGAGAATAAACTACTTGACTGAAAACAAAGAACTTGCGACCAAAAAAAAGGTCGCATTTTTTTTTGTTACCAATTATTTTTTTTAACATTGTCTTGTAATTAACCAACTAACTCATCCAAAGATGAAAAAACCAACCTCCCTTGAAGACTATAAGGCTTATGCCTTTGGCTTCGCAATGATTACGGTGTTGTTCCTAACGCCATTCGCCATCGTTTCACTTCTTAATTCCTTGTTACAATGAGTTTCAATAAATGGAATTGGGTTCGCGAGTGTGATGAAGAAATCGCCCGTCAACTGAAAGATGGTCATTTGACCAACGAAGAAGAATGTTGGGACTTGGTCTTCAATATGATTAGCGATGCAGTTATTTACAACTCGGATTGCTTTGAGATAGTACAAGAACTGAACTACACCACCTTTGCGGGTGCTACCTTCCCAATTAACAACATCCAAGACGCTGCCTACAACGCCCTTTATGAGTGGTCGCTTGAGCAAGTAAGCGTAGACAATCTTCTTAGCGATGTGTAGTGAGTTTGGCGCACCCGACCCCTATGGAGAACCCGAGCGTTGTGAATACTGCTACACGGTTCTTGACCACAACGGCATCTGCCTTGACTGCAACTATGAAGATTACCACGAACTTGATTAAAAATTATTGTTATGAAATTTAAAAAGTACCAACAGAACCTAACCTTCAACTATCCGAGTTTAATCTCTTATACTACGAAGGTTGCTGAAGTAAAAAACGGGAAACTTGTTCAACTTGGATGGTGGAGCGTTACCACTCAAAAGCACATCAACTACGCTGCTGATGAATTGAACCTTGAACTTGACCGCAATGGCTACTGATACCTATTTCCACATTGAAATGATTCAGCCCGTATCGTGGAGCCACAGTCCAATGAAAGGAGAGATGGTTGCAGAGTTTGAGGCCGTATGCCCCGAAACGGACAACCTTATCTTGACAATTCCGCTACACGAGGACTTCTATGACTTCGCCAAAGCGTACTGCGAGCAATACAAAGAATATATCTTAAACAAGATAAAATGATTACACTATTGAACGGGGACACCTTTGACAAGCAAGTCCTCCTTAACCGAATGAAGGATGATGACTTCTACTATGGCTACTTGGGAAAGAACGCTATGAGCAGTTCAAATATCAAGTTGCTGACCAAGAGTCCCAAGCACTACAAGTTCATAATGCAATATGGACAAGAGCAAAACTCCTCCGCCCTTCAAATCGGGCAGTTCATCCACACGATGATTCTTGAACCCCATTTGTTTGACGAGCGGTTTGAGATTGTTGATGTGCAAGGCAAGACGGCAAAGGTCTTCAAGGAAGCCAAATCCAAAAGCAACAAGATTGTACTGACGGCAAAGGAACACGATGAGAATATGCGAATTGTGGATGCCGCCCTTCGGAACGAATATGTTTTGAGTATGTGTGGCGGAGCAGAGTTTGAAGTCCCCGAGATAGCAATGCTTGAGGGCTTCGCCTTTCGCGCCAAAGCAGATATTTACGATGCCAAGTACAAGTTCGTAGCCGACCTAAAAACAACGCAAGATGTACGCGCTTTTCAATGGAGTGCCGAGAAATACGGCTACGACATTCAAGCCTTCATCTACAAAGAGTTATTTAACATACCAACGGACAACTTCAAATTCATAGCCATTGACAAGGGGTCATTGGACATCGGTGTCTTTGATGTTGCAGACTCATTCATCAACAAGGGATATAAGAAGGTGAAAGAGGCTCTGAAAGATTACAAGGACTTCTTCGTCTTACATAATGATTTGGACTCGTACACCATTCAAGGAACATTGGAATGAAAGACCAATTTATGAGGATAGCCCTTGCCCGACTTCGTAAGGACTACCCATTCTATCCACAACGCATAGCGGTTGCAGCAAATATGTACCGCAGATGGCTTGACCGCCAACAATAGAGGGGCGGGGGAGGCACTCTTGGTGAGTTAGGTTGGTTTCTTTAGCCTCCCCCAAACCTTTTTAAAGTGTAAGATAAAACCACCACAAAGTGTAAAATAGAAACCTTTAACACCAAAGAGAAATGGGATATGTAGTAATTTATGATAAGTTCCTTGAGGATAGCACTTGGCTACTCAATGCCCGAAAGACATTCAAGGAAAAGAAGGAAGCAATAACCTTCGCACGAGATTGCGAACATTCGGCCCATACCGCCAATGTCAAAGTATTTGAGTTGTGATTAAGATAATTCCAACCCAAGACCAAATCCAACGGGCTCAAGAATTGTTTGACTTCAAGGTGTTGAACAATAGCATTACCGAAGGGGATGGAAACCTTGCGGGAGCGTTGGGGGAGGTTATCGTTTGCGACTATTACAATGCCGAGCAAAAGAACACCTACGACTATGACATCGTAATGCTTGGTGCTGATGGAAATCCCTATATGGTTGATGTCAAAACCAAAAGATTCACACAAGGCAAAACGCCTCAACCAAATTGGGCTGCCGCCGTTTCAAACTACAACACTCGTCAAGGGTGCGACTATTATTGCTTCGTTGGGGTGGCGTATGACTTCTCGGTTTCCTATATCTATGGATTCATTGAGAAGGACAATTTCTACAAACAAAGCATCTTCGGAAAGAAAGGAGAAGTAGACCCTTACGGCAACGGCGTATGGACATTTGCTTCGGATTGTTACATAATGCAAATTAAAGATTTATTATTATAATGGGAAGAGCAACTGAAGCAATAGCCTTGTCCAATATGACGAGTGAAGATAGAAAGCGATATGCCTACGGAAAAAACGCGGAGGTATACTTTACGCACATAACCATTGACACCGAGATTCTAAAACAAATAAGACCCCCAAAGAAATGAGCATTGAAACATTCAAGTTCGTAGGAAGCGTACACTTGCTTCCACATATCTCCATTGCCTACGATTCGGCAATATGCAACGGATGTGTTAGCATCGGATGGCTATGGTGGGGTATTAGTATCGTAAGCAAAAACGGAATGCACCTATGACAAGTAAGATTTGCAAACGATGCCGCAAAGACATACCTTTAAAGTATTATTGGATTAACAATTCAAAAGGAAAGACGAGTTGGATTCGTGGAACTTGCGTATTTTGTTATTCCGAACTACGAAGAAAGGATGCGAAAACACACAAAGATTTACCTTCGTGAGATGGGCTACGATGAAACAGACTTCATCCCTTGTGAAGTTTGCAGTAGTCGGGCCGTAGATATTCACCATATAGAGGCACGTGGAATGGGCGGAAGCCAAGAAGCAGACCGAATAGAAAACCTAATGGCTTTGTGTCGGGATTGCCACACCCGATTCGGGGACATCAAACATCATAAGGAGTGGCTACAAGATATTCACGAAAGAAAGTTACTTAAAAGATGAAAACCGAAATAGTCCCCATTCAAAAGGTTCACCTCTCACCAACGAACCCCCGCGTTATTAAAGACCACAAGTTCCGCAAACTTGTTCAGTCCATTCGGGAGTTTCCCGAAATGCTCAATATGCGACCCATTGTCGTAGACGAGGAGATGGTCGTGCTTGGCGGGAATATGCGCCTTCGTGCTTGCCGTGAGGCGGGATTGGTGGAAGTTCCCATCATCAAAGCAGCAAACCTCACCGAACAACAAAAGAAAGAGTTCGTCATCAAGGACAATTCCTCCTTCGGAGAATGGGATTGGGATTTGTTGGCCAACGAGTGGGACATTCAAGACCTTGACCAATGGGGCTTGGACATTCCCGCTTCATACTTTGACGATGACAAAGAACCCGAGTTTGACAAGGACATCCTTGACCAACAACTTGATACCTACATCAATTCAAAGGTCAAGCAAATCACCCTCTACTTTGACAACCAACAATACGAGTATGTATTGGGGAAACTTGAGGCCATTGCCCAAGCCGAAGAATTGGAAAGCAATACAGACGTAATAATCTCCTTACTTGAGAAGTATGAATCCTAAAATATACACCTTCTACTATAATAGATACAACGAGGCAACCACAAGCCTTGCATTGTTTCATTCAAATGTAGAACATACGATTGTTTTCCATTCCGAAGAACAAAGACAAAAATTTAATCAAGAAATAATTCGTGGTGAATCTTTTGTAACCGACTACCAAAAGGGGTTGTCGGGCCAAAGAAACAAAGTATTGGATTCCATACCAAAAGGAGAATGGGTTATCTTTTGCTCGGATGACTATATATACACAACTGCGGTATCGGATGCCTATTCGGATAAAACGAAAGCAGAAGAAGTCCCCGCCTTTGAGCAAATGATTACCAAGAATGTAATATCAACAAAAAAGTTATACGACAAAACATTAGAGTTGATTGCGGATGCTGAAAAGATTGGCGCAAACATTGCAGGGTTCGCTTCAAACGGAAATCCCTTTTATCTAAAAAACAAACACAAGAAGAAAGGGCTTGTTGATGGTCGTTGGTTTGCAATGCGCAATACGGATATAAGGTTTGACGAGAATGTTCAAACAATAGATGACCACGACATTACAGCAGCCCACCTTGCAGCGGGGCAACCAATATGGGTAAATAATTGGGTCGTTCCCGAATTTGCAAGATATACAAGTGGTGGATATGGGACACTGAATCAAAGGATGCAGCAAAAGTTAAAAGATTGCGCCTATTTAGTAAACAAATATCCCGACATTCTATACTTTGCCGATAAAAAGGGATTGCCCAAAAATGCTCATTTAAGATTCCGATGATACGCATTGACCTTGAGAGGGTCCCCTTTGACAAGGACAAATTCAAAAAGCGTTCAGCCCTCCGTTCGGATGTAAGCCGAATGATTAAGGAGGACTGCATTATCTATGTAGACAATCAACCGACAATCCTCTACAAGAAACTTGAAACCGACACCTCCGCTTTGCGTTGGGCGGTAAAGAACATCAAGTACGCCGAAGGGAAACGCTCACGGGGGTTGAAGTCCATCTCCGCTATCTTTGGCTTTTCCCCTCGCATCGCAATGCGCCACGACTATTGCACGGTTACGGCAATGGCAGTAAACCAAAAGAAACAACACCACATCATCACGGACTTTGCTAAAGAGTTAGTGGGATACTACAAAGAATACTTCCCCCAACAGTACGAGTACCACTCAAAACTTGTAGAAGAAAGGGTGATGCAAGATTGGACTATTGGCGGTTCACCGTTCACAAGCGGTATCGTCAACAAGAACAACCAACTGAAGTACCACTACGATGCAGGAAACTTCAAAGGAGTGCTATCCAATATGGTGGTATTCAAAAGAGATGTAGAGGGAGGACACCTCGTCATTCCCGAATTGGATATTGTACTTGAAGTGGAAGACAATACCCTCACCATCTTCAATGGCCAAGACATCCTTCACGGAGTAAGCACCATTGAGTATGAGAACGAACACGCCTACCGCTATTCGGTGGTGTATTACTCGTTGGAGCAAATGTGGAAGTGCGAACCATTGGGCGAGGAGATTAGCCGAATCCGCAAAGTGAAAACCGAACGGGAGAAGAAACGCCTTGACCCCGAACACTTGGAAACGCTCAAAAAACGAAAGGAAGAATTGAAGGCATCGTCCGACAAAGAGTTCTTTACAACTTTGAAGAAGAATGACAAAAACTGACATACATAAAGCGGCAATGCTTGAAGCCCTTGAGAAATCATTGGGCGTTGTTACTTCGGCTTGCAAGGCCGTTGGTATTGCACGACAAACACACTATGAATGGTACAAGGAGGATGAGGACTACCGCAATAGCGTGGACTCCATCTCCGATATTGCTATTGACTTTGCCGAAACACAACTGCACTCACAAATCAAAAAGGGAAGCACGGCGGCTACTATCTTCTATCTCAAGACAAAGGGTAAGGGTCGCGGTTATGTTGAACGACAAGAAGTCCACAACACGGGGGACAATTTGTTCCAAGTAGAGATTCTCGGTGCCGAAGGTTTACACGAATAAGGTCTACCATCACCTTTTAAACTCCTCTAAGCGCATAACGGTTGAGCAGGGAGGGACACGTTCGGGCAAGACCTATAACATCCTCCTATGGCTTATTTTCAGTTATAGCATAAAGAACAAAGGCAAGGTCATCACCATTTGCCGTAAGTCGTTCCCTTCGCTTCGGGCTTCGGTGATGAGGGACTTCTTTGACATCCTCCGAACACACCAACAATACCGCGAGGAGTTCCACAACAAATCAAGTAACGAGTATTACCTCAATGGGAATTTGGTGGAGTTCATCTCGCTTGACCAACCGCAGAAGATTCGTGGTCGTAAACGCAACCTCCTTTACATTAACGAGGCCAACGAACTATTCTTTGAAGATTGGCAACAACTTATCTTCCGAACAGATGGTAAGATAATCTTGGACTACAACCCCTCCGATACTTTCCATTGGATATACGATAGGGTCATTCCTCGTGAGGACTGCGAGTTCTACCAAACGACCTACTTGGATAACCCGTTCCTTGACGATAGCATCAAACGAGAGATTGAGATGCTCAAGGATACGGACGAGGACTATTGGCGCATCTATGGTTTGGGGGAACGCGGCTCAAGCCGAGCGACCATCTTTCAGTTTGGTATTGCCGAAGAACCAAAGGGTCAACTTGTTTCCGTTGGGATGGACTTTGGTTTCACCAACGACCCTACGGCTATTGTCAAAGTGTTCAAGGATGGCGATGATTTGTATATCCAAGAACTACTCTACCATACCAACCTCACCAATGCCGACATCAGCGACAAACTATCCCAACTTGGCCTCACCCGCTACGATGAGATATGGGCAGATAGTGCCGAACCCAAGAGCATTGAGGAACTGCATCGGATGGGTTGGAATGTGAAGCCAACGGCCAAAGGTTCGGATTCCGTAATGGCGGGTATTGACATCTTGAAGCGTCATCGGTTGTTTGTAA